CCAAGAGCGAAATGTGGCGACTACCTCCAAAGTTTGTAGGACCTTATGCTGAACAAGATGCACTCATGACACTGAAATTATGGGACAGATTGCGTATAGAAATAGATATGCAGGAACTAAATACGGTCTTTGGGTTAGAGACAAAACTTATACCCATCTTACTTGATATGAGAACAAAGGGTGTCCGAGTTGACCTAGACAAAGCAGAACAAGCCAAGCAAACACTCAAGGCTCGTATAGTAAAACTAAAAAAGTTTATAAAAGACAAAACGTCCGTGGATATAGAACCGTGGGCAAATGCATCCGTAGAGAGCGTATTTAAGGCACTGAACCTTAACTACCCCAAAACAGAACTTGGGGCACCTTCTTTCACAAAACAGTTCCTACTAGCTCATCCTCATGAAGTTGCCCAGGCTATTGTTAAACTACGCGAGGCAGATAAAGCCGATAGCACATTTATTGACAGCATACTTAAACATGAATATAAGGGACGGATTCACTGTGAGTTCCATCAATTGAGATCCGATGATGGGGGGACTGTCACGGGTAGGTTCTCGTCGTCGAATCCAAATCTACAACAGATACCTGCTCGTGATCCAGAGATTAAAAAACTAATCCGTGGTTTGTTTATACCCGAAGAGGGACAGAAGTGGGGTAGCTTTGATTACTCTTCCCAAGAGCCAAGGCTACTGGTGCATTACTGTTCGGTCTTAGGAAGACATGATAGACACCCCATGATTGATGAAGTGATCGAGGAGTATCACAAGGGGGACGCTGACTTCCATCAAATGGTTGCTGATTTAGCAGGTATTTCCAGAAAAGAAGCAAAAACTGTAAATTTAGGAATTATGTATGGAATGGGCGTTGCAAAGCTAGGTGCTCAACTAAGTCTTAGCACAGAGGAAGCAAAATCTTTAATGACAAAATATCATGAGCGTGTTCCTTTTGTTAAGCTTCTTGCTGACAGAGTTATGCAAAGGGCAGCTGACAACGGTAAAATTAGAACAATAGCGGGTCGATTATGTCGGTTTGATTTATGGGAGCCTAAGACTTTTGGATATAATAAGCCTATGAAACATGAGGATGCAGAGAGGGAGTACGGGCCGCAAATCCGTAGGGCATTTACATACAAGGCACTTAACAAACTAATCCAAGGTTCGGCAGCTGACCAAACAAAGAAGGCGATGGTGGATTGCTACGATGAAGGTCTTGTGCCATTGATTACAGTGCATGATGAACTTTGTTTTTCTGTTGAAAGCGATATACAAGCACAGAAGATTAAGAATATAATGGAGACGGGATTAGAGTTAGCTGTACCAAGTAAAGTTGACCAAGATATTCAGTTGAATTGGGGAGATGTTGAATGAAGTTAAGTGAACCACACAGTAATCCAGACGTAAGGATTATAAGCTTGGGGGCAGGTGTGCAAAGCACAGTTATGGCTCTAATGGCAGCAAAAGGTGAATTAGATCCAATGCCCGATTGTGCTATATTTGCTGACACGGGATATGAACCTCAAGGTGTATATGATCATCTTGAATGGTTAGAGAAACAATTGCCCTTTCCAACATACAGAGTTAGTAGCGGTAATATAAAATCGGATATACAAAAGGGTGTAAACACCACTGGAACTCGTTTTGTAGCCATGCCCTTCTTTACCAGGGAGGGCGGTATGGGTATGCGTCAATGCACAAATGAATACAAGATTGTGCCTTTGAAGAAAAAAACTAGAGAACTTCTTGGTCTTAAACCAAGACAAAGAGCCAAGGACGAAGTATCAGAAACATGGCTTGGTATTTCATGGGACGAGATGCAAAGAATGAAAGAAAGCCGAGACAAGTTTATTTACCACAGATTTCCATTAATAGAAAAACAGATGCGTAGACATCATTGTATGACGTGGTTTGAGGAGCACTACCCTGGTAGGTCACTAGCAAAAAGTGCATGTATTGCGTGTCCCTTCCATAGTAATGACTTGTGGAGAGATATGAAAATTAATGATCCAGAGTCTTTTCAAGATGCTATAGAGTTTGATAGAGATATAAGAAAACTACCTACCTTTGAACAAGAACAATATGTTCATCGGTCATGCAAGCCTTTAGATGAGGTGGATTTTGAGAACGCAGAAGATAAAGGACAGCTATCGTTTCTTGATGAATGCGATGGTATGTGTGGCGTTTAACGATTAAGTGCTTGAGCTAGTGCTTGCGTCGCGGGGTCTGGATTCACTATCGGATTGGTAGGATCTACACTTGCTGCGGGAGTTCCCGCAAAAGCACTCTGCACATTAGGAACAGCTTGTGATACTTGCTGTACTAAAGGATTAACAAAACTGGTTACGTTTTGTCTTTGTTCTGGACTTAAATTAAGAGGCCCTTGTTGGCTAAGACCGAGTTGAAGATTTGTTTTCTGAGCAGCTGTATTAATATCTCTCAAAGCCGTTGAAATAACCTCTGCCCCAGGCTCTCTTGAGGAGGTCATTAACTTTAGTACACCTGGCTTTCTGAGAGCCATCGACATGAACGTGTAATATCCCAAGGCAGGTAGCGTAGCCAGAGGAGCCGTTAGAACTCCAAAGATAGTTAGTCCAAGAGCAATGGTCGGAGCAGCAAGACCTCCTTTTCCTTTCAAGGGTTGGTCAGAAGATCGGATCATGATATCAGCCAGTTTATACATGGAGTCGGACTGTTCTTTTCCAAACATTGCCTCTATGGTTTCTCTACCATAACCATCTAGACTTTCAAAAAAATCTCGTCCCACCTTACCCGATAGGAAATCATCAGCAAATCTAGAAGAGTTCACATCTGTTACAGATCGTAGAATCCTTGCCATAGCTGCATCTCTCACGTCCTCTACAAGATCCTCATGATTCGGTAGTGATCGAGTCTGATCTCCAACTCTTATTTTGTTGTCCATAAACTGACGAATACGGTCTGGTCTGTTTCTTCTGAAGATTTTATCAACTATCTCATCTTCATCTGCTCTAGCTAGAGATCTAAACAGATCATTATCAGAAACTTTTTTTTGTGTTTCTATTGCTTCTTTTAATCCCGTTATTGCTTGGCTTAGAGGTCTGCTTGCAAATTCTTGCATTGTTTGTTCGCTAAATTCTGCACCTGTTGACCTAAATAATTTTAATAAGTCGTCTAGTTCCTCAAGCTCTCCTCTGAATAAAACATCCTTGGTAGCTCCTAGCTTTTCTATTTCTTTTTGAATTTTTATACCATCAAAGACAAACTCTCCGTCTTTAAGATTTTTTACTTTCAGATTCTGGTTCATTAATCGAGTAATCCAAGCAGAAGCTAATTGTTTTCTTAGATCTTCCGCTTGTCTGCCACCTTGCTCAATAACGTCCTTGCGTTTTGCTCGTTCAGCTTTTGCTTTTTGTATCCTTGTGTTTAAACTTTTACCTTGTGAATCTATCTTCGTTGCACCCGTTGACGGATCGACTTTAACAAAAGGTCTTAAAATCTCTTCTGCCTCCTCAATACTATACTCTACTTCGTTAAAACGAACTTTGGGTTCTTCAAGCTCCACTCCAGGTACTCTTGGAACACCTCTTGCCTCTTTCAAAAAATCTTCTAAATTTTTAGGATCATCGTTTTTAACAACATAATTTAATACACGAGAGGCGTTCATTTTTTTCTTACCACCTCTTGTTTCCTTAAATATTTTAGCTGTAATTGTTCTATCAAATCGACCTATGCCATCAGCATAAAACTCACCCGTTTCTCGAAGAAGTTGTAATCCTTGAGTTAGTTCGTTAACATCTCCATCAATTCTTAGCGTATCTGTAATCTTAGGCTTCACTTTTGATCCGGGAGGAAACCCTTTCAAAGAGTCAACAGCTATTCGTAATTTATCCTCTGCATCAGAAAAAGATTTTGTTAAGGTATCTCTTATAA